ATCCCATTTCATCAGGGTCATTAGCATATCCTTTTTCATCAGCCCGTATTCTTCTACATACTCTATCAAAATCACCATCATTACGATATACACGAAGTATCTTACCAGTATTCATTGTTTCAGCCTCACTACCCGGCATAACTGATGTAAATGTTTTTTGAGACGCACACCAATCAAGAAGATTGGGTGGAAGTGTATTTATAATTTCTTTAGAACCATCTGTAAGAAACTGAGTTAATTGAGCCTCTGTTGGATTAGTACCAGAACTAGAGATGTTTAAATCAGTTAATCCCATTACTTGTGTTTGAAAACTAGCCATTACGCACTCGCCACAAAAACTTCAACACTACAGGCAGCTGTGTCAGCAGCGCAAGTTATATCAACTAAATCACCGAATGAATTAGGAGTTATACCAGCAGCATCAGCAGAATCCATAGTATCTTTTACTCCACCAGATAAATCAGCACAATATAAAAAAGAACATCCTTTATCAACTTTTACACCAAACTCATCATTATTTTCATTTTTTAAAACCAATGCAATATGATTAGTGCTATCTAAATTTGTAATTCTTATATATCTAACATTATCTTCATCAAATTGACCTGCTAAATATGTTTTAGATAATTCAGTATTATAAGCTGTCCCAAATCCAAGTAATCCAATTTCGTCAGTACCTATATTAACAACTCTCTTAACTATTTCATTAATACTAGAAACTTCTAATACTCTTTTAGAGCCATAGTCTTGATTATCAAGTATAATATCTTCTTGTATTTTTACTTTTAATGTAGCCATTATTTTTTCTTTTTAAGTTTTAAATGTTCCTTATAAGCTTCTTTATATTTCTTACTTCCCTTTTTATATTTCTTATAATGTTTAGGCATGGTTTCTCCTGTTCATTGATTTGATATCTTCATCAATAGTAGTTGTTGAAAACTCAATATCAGTTCTTTTCCCAATTTCACTCATCATATATAAGTTTGTAGTAAACTTAGAGTCAGATGACTTCTTACCACACTTCCGGCAATAAAACCATTGGTCTGGATTGGGTGATTTGCAATTTATACAATTCTTCATAATTCTTTTAAGGTTTCGGGAGCCGCCTTTTATTGACAACTCCCACAGTACCTTATAACTGTTAATCCTTATTTATTAAGATTAAGATGTAGTAACAGCTCCGTCTTTACCAGATTGACCATTTAGATACCAATGTCCACCATAAGATGAAAATTCTAAATAATCACCTTTTAATGCAGATGTTCCCCAAATTACATTGGATACACCCGTTGCTCCATCGGCACTAGAACCCGGCCCATCATCACCTGTATCAACTTCTGTTTCATTGATTTTACCAAAGACAATAGCACTCCCTGCTGCAAATGTTATTGCACCAGTAGGAGTATTTTCATTGTTCCAGAATTTGTAATAAATTCCATCTTCAATACTACTACCTGTAGGAAATGTAATCGAATAAGCACCACCTGATGATTCACAATAAAAAACTTTACCACTATCAGCTTCAGTTAATGTAATTGCTGCTGAAAGAAGCATTGCTTTTTGTTTGTAACTACCAGTCTGTTGACTATTTACATTTAGATAATCATTTCTCATCTTATACTCCTTGTAGGTGTATTAATGCATGAGTCTCAGGAAGAGAAACTTCAAGACCTGCTTCTGTAAGAATCATGTCTTTCCGTAAGTCTTCATCTGCTGACTGTACATTAGTTTGAATTGAAGTATCACGATTGATACCATTACCAACAAGAGGTCTATAAGATACATGGTCTAAATCAACCATACACAAGAAACCTGCAGATTGTCCTCTGAACAAAGGTTCTTTAACTAAAGATATATCACCATGAACAGTTTCAATCTTCATTACTTTATGACCAAAAGAACCAGTACTTCTTTCAAAGTTATACGCTGCCTGCGTACTAGTTGTTGAAGCATCAATAAAACTGTTATTTCCCATTTTATTAAATTGAGATATAACAGGCAATGAAGCCAATGCTAACTTAGCAGATGTTCCACCTCTAGCTGGGTCAAAGATAACTTCCAAGTCTTTCAGAATATCATCATATGTCCAGTTAGCTGTAGTTATCGTTTTAAGATAAGCCTTATCTGATGTATACGATACCGTAGCTTCATCAGCAAGTTCACCTTGAGAGTTAGCAATAACATGACCAACTATACCATCGGTATAATTGACACTATTTTGTTGCGCTCTCATACCAAACAGCATAGCTCTTTCGATATCAACTTTATGTTCTCTGAGTTTCAAATTCCAGATACGTTGCCATTCATCAGCATATCCACGATAGACAGTTGCTCTTGCCGTATTCGACATTTCACAAGCTGTCTTGAAGATTTGAGTATAACCGTAGTCATTCTCAAGCTTTTGAGACCAAACATCTGGTGCTCCTGTCCCTTCTTCAAAGGCAGTTCCAATTACTGTACACTTAGCATTATCAGGCACCGTTAAAGATGCAGCTTCAGCTTGTGCGATAGTACGAACCGTAGCGGTGCTATAAGCACCTGAATCTACAACAGATTCAATACGAACTACACACCATTGTGGCTGTGCTGTAGTTGTATCTACTGTACCGCAAGTTATAACCATTCCCGGAATCAACCAATCAACTGAGACTGGTGTTGAATCCGTAGTATCAAAAGTTGCTGTCGCAGTACTTCCTACCGCAGCCGCTGTAAATGCAGCCTGAGCAGTAAAAGCTCTGTCAGCAATTGATATTTTGGTTCTATCTTCTAAAAATCGAAACTGAGAGTCTGAAGTGGGTACTTTTCCTACTTTGGACAGATATACGAAAAACGGAGATTCTTCCGGGGCTAACTCTGCTATCCTATCACTAAAGTCGAATAATCGTCTTGAGTGAAAATCAGTTGCAGAGACACCGGGAGTTCTAGTTCCGTTTGCCGATAAACTGCCAGCACTATATGTTGCCATATTTAGTACTCCTTATTATTTTTGTTTATTACAAAACATTACTTCTGCTTCCCGCACTAACAACAGCATCCCACATCGCGTCCTGTTCGGACTTTGGTTGATTGGCCTGTTGGCCTTGTAGAACACCTGCTGTACGAGGAGCCTCTCGTGCGGCTTTAACCGCTTGGAATGAATCAGGAGTTGGTTCACTTGATGGTAGAACACCAGATTGTTGATTACGTGACTTGAAAACATCAACTAACGTATCCAGAGTCATACTACTACCCGGGTCAGTTGACCAATCCATAAATTCACTAACCTCTGATTCTGTCATCTTATGAACTCCCCTTAAATCATTCATTGTATTATTAATCAACATTTGCTCTTGCATTTGAGCATTTTGTTGACCTATTGCCCGATTCACAACTTCATGTTCCTTCTGTTGACGAAACTTGTAGCTTTCTGATTCAGGCTTATAATACGCATCCCAAGGATTAAATTCATCCTCAGGCAATGAAGGTTTCTTATTGACATCTGATTGTGTCTGTTTGATGTTGTTAGCTATATGTTGCATATCCTGTCTCATCTTATGATTCTCAGATTTCTGTTTGTCATACATTGACTGAAATTTCCGAGTTTCATTTTCCCAATCTACCTGATGTGTTTCACTTTCACTAACTACATGGTCAGCAACAGGGACATCTTCATATCCAAGTTCTTCATTTAAACCAGTATCTTCTAATACTTGACCTTCTATATTGACTTCATTCATAACTGTCTCCTTGCGATATCCTTAAAATTTAAGGAATAGAACCGATACCTTCTCCAAATTCTTCAATTTGGGGTTTCAATTTTTCCATTTCAAGCTGTACCGCATTAGTAAGTTTGTTTGATTGTACTCGCCTATCGGCTTTCGCATCAGACTGCACCTCGGAAAGTTTGGATTTAAATTTCTCAACTTCAACCCGTTTCCTGTCAGATACAGACTCTCTCTGCGCTGTTTGCAAGTCACCTTGCAATTCTTTGTTTTGTTCTGAAAGTTGCTGGACTTGTCCCTGCAACTGTTGAATCTCACCCATTCTCTGG